TTCCTGTTTGACCAACACTCTGTTCACCAGCAGCAACTTGATTAATTCTAATCATACCGTTGTCAATCATTTGATTTAAACCCTGATAATTTCTAATTGACTTAATAATTGAGTCAACTCGTCTTGCTGATAAATTTATATTGTATGGGTCAGTCTCGGGAGATGATGCCGAACCTTGAATTGTAAAGGTAACAGGATATCCCTGTTCTGTAATTTCTTGTAGTCTTGACAAGAAATTTAAAAATATGTTATAATTTGGAATGATTTCAGTATCAAAAAATGTTTGAACAGGTTGTTTTTGATTTTCCGATGCGTTGGTTACATAGTTAGTTTTTGATGCAGAATAGGCGTTAAATGTATTTTCATAGTCAACTGAAGATGTTGTAGATGTTGAGCGGGGGTCAGGTACATCATTATCAAAGTATAATTTTAAATCAGAAATATCAAACGTTGGCAAACTTTCGCCCTCATCGGCTTGTTGTGAATTTGTTGAAGGTATTTGTTTTACCGCCTTTTTAAAGTCTTCGATATTTTTAGTTTTTTCAACAACATTAAAAATTTCATTAAAGGTTAAGGTTGTATATTTTTTAGCTAAATCATAAATGTCATATTCTTTACATCCAGCAAAGAATGAATCAATAATTTTTGTAACCTCTGAGTCTGGCGTTACGTTTTGTAATTCTTTTTTTACCAAAACATTTAGAATTGATGGGTGGTCAACAACAATTTTAAATTTAATACTACCTGTTCTTTTTGTGTTATTATAAGTGTAGATTGGTTCTGGTCTTCCTAAAAATACGTTTGTATTCCAATCAACAGATACACTTTCATCAACACTTAAATCATACGGTGGAAACCACATTATCCTACCACCATTTGGCCCCTTCTCACATGCCGGTAAATCTTGTTGAAGGTCTGTTGACCTCCACGCCAAATTTTCTAACGATAACATGTATTTTTTTACTTGACCATCAACAATGTTTGTTGATTCATCCCCATTAATCGGTGCGATGTTTAAGTTATATGTGTTGTCTAAAACCGAATAAGTAAACTTACGAATATTACCACTTGTTTTTTGTAAGTCATTATACGCCATATATGGTGTGTCTTTTGTAAACACACGACAATATTCACGTCCAACAAGAGTTCCATTTTGGTCAACATACCTCTTTACTCGTGAACCTTTAGTTATTTCCCTTGTACCATCCCAAAACACCTTAGACGTTTGGTTAATGGCATTACCAACGTGACCTAATCTAGCATTACCCGGTAATCCATCAGCGGCATCAACCAATCTTTGGGTGTCATCCATAATAGACCCCTGACGAAGTGCAAAGTCTGTAGATTCCGACTTATCAAATTGAGAACTGATTGACGGCCAATTTGGGTCTTCACCCTGAATTCTACCCCCCTGACCTACTTTCTTACCAGCATTACCTTTTGTTTTTGGTGATATCCACGTAAACCCACCTTGCTCACCCGCACCGTCTGAAGGTTCCGCCTCTCCTGGTCCAAAATTGAAGTTTTGATTATTTTCATATAATTTAGCAACCTCACTATATCCACGAACCGCCACTTTAATTCTTCTTCCAAGTGGGTCGACAGGTAATTCATTGTTTGGAAATACTAAATTGTCAGGGTCTTGAGTTCTACTTCCAACATAGTAATTTCCTTTGGGTGCACCCAAATTTAAATCACCAATAAAGTTAGCTTTGTAGTCAGGTCTAAAGTTGTTATATTCTAAGGCTGAAAAAAGTGCGGACACAGAACCTTGACCTGTGTTTGCTAAGAAAATATCCGAACCATTTTTTGTGGTCGGTAGTAATTGTGGTCTTCCAAATAAACTACCAACAAGGTTAATTGTTTGATTTATAAAACTTTTTTTACCATCAACAGCAAAATAATCACCAGGTATCCATGAATATGGTGAATATACACCAGTAATTCTACTTAAAAAATCTAAACCTTTACCTACTAAACTACCAGGTACTGAAATTTGCCAATCCCTATCAATTAAAGGCGCTCTTCCCGATAAAATCTCAGCAGCTTGGAAGGGGTCTTTTAACGCATCTAATAAATTAACTCTACCGAAAGTATTTTCATAAGTTTCTTGTGCAATCCTATATTGTAATTCTGCCCTTAAAGACTGAGCAGCTATTTGAATCATAGGTGAATCTTGTGCTAACGACCCATTACTACCTCTCGGATTTTCACTTAAGAAAAGACTCGATAATGGATAAACGGACGATATATAATTAAAATATGAATCTTTTTCGGCTATTACTTTATGTACATTTTGTATTGTCGGAGCATAAATATAACCGTCTTCAGGACCAAATGTGTTCTGAATATATGCATCTTTTTGTGATTGTTCAGTTGTTTTACCGGGTTCACCACCACTATTACTGTAAGGACCTAAATTTGATTGTGTCCCATAATCTTTATTAATATCAACAGTAGCACCATATCCTGAACTATTACCAGGTCCATACGCATTTTTAACATATAGTTTTTGTTCTTGAACATCTTGCACCTCATCAAGAGTTGGTGAATCAACAACACTAAATTCTCTTAGTCTAAATTCTGCATCACCAGCATTGCCAACCGAAGAAAAGTTATTTGTCTTGTAAGGTGGTAAATTCTTAACAAGTAAATCTTTTCTAAACTTTTCTGTTCCTTTGAACGATAATGGGCTCTCCATCTATTTTGTATTTATCAATAAATAGGTTCAATTGGATTTTTTATTATCCCGTAGCAAGGAATTGACTTCCCATTGCTGATTTAATTTTTGTACCCAACTCTTGTAATTGTGACTGACTTAAAGATGCGATGTTGAGTGTCTCTTGTAATCCTTTAATTTCAACGGTACCTTTATGTATTACTTCCACGTTTTCAACATTAATAGACGCGGTAGCATTTGTAGTGGGGGTCATATTATTTACAGGACTACTTGTTGTTTGTGGAACCATTGACGGAACAGCATTAGTTGTTAAAGGTCCTTGTGTTAGTAATGTTGTTCTTATTCTTTGAAAAACATTAATCAATTGTTCTTGTGCCAAATCACTAACACTGGCACCTAACGTTTCAAACGATGAAAAATCAATTTGTTCTAATGTATTACTTATTTTTTGACTTAGTAAATTACTAATACTTTCATAATTTTCTTCCGTCAATAACGTTTCTAACCCTTGCTGAACTTGTTGAGATAAGTTTTTTGCATTTTGACTCACCTTTTCGTAGTTTTGTCCACCGGCTATGTTCGCGGCTAATTTTCCCGCAGGTGTTTTAAGTGTAACTACAATCTGTTCAAGTGTTGATAGTTGTGCTCTGGCAACACCTAAAGCATCTAACTCACCAGTTTCTTGTTGTTTTTGTAATTCGCCGTATGCATCCTCAATTTGTTTTGCATTTAATTCAGTTAACTCGACAGCTTTATCCATATTAGGAAGTTGGATTTCTAATTTACCGTCTTTATTAAGTTTAGCTAAATTAGCAATAAGTTGTTTTTTATCTGAATCAACATCCAAGAATTTAATGTCTTCAAACGCCATGGTTTCTTTAGCCGCTCTTACCGCACTATCCGCAAGTTGTTCGTAATCAGCACCCGTAGCGCTTGCAAACGCTCTTAATCTTCTCATTTCAAGTGCAGATATTTCAAAACGTTTTGTTTGACCATTAAATTGTACAGAAGCCTTTGTTGCATTAATAATAGCATTCTGTAAACCCTCCATGTCATTTTGACCTAAGTTCATAAGTTGGAACGGGTCACCTAATGCTCCGATGGCACCACCTAAATTTTGGAACTCAGCGGCAAGTTCTACCGCCTTTTCAGGGTTCAATAAATCAGCAGCAAGACCTTTTACTGATGACATATCAATACGAAGTGCTTGTGCACGGGCAACCATTCGTGTTAGTCCATCAACACCATCTTTGAATCCGTAAGAGTTAACTAATTTTAAGTTTTTAGCCGTAGTGCTTAAAAATGTATTAACATTCAATCCCAAACTACGTGCTTTAGATGCCATGTCATCAATAGAACTTACAGCACCCTCAACACCAACACCTATACTATCAAATGCCTCAATAAGAGACCCCATTTCATCTGCAGTAATACCTGCAGATTTTTGTAAAGCAACCATGTTTGATAATTCTTGAGCAGATAACATAGTGTTTTTTCCCATAACTTTGTTGATTGCTAAAAATGTGTTAGCTACGTCATCTAAATTTCCACCAATTTGTAAAACATCCATTGTTGCCTTAGCAAACTGTTCCCTCATTGACTTGGCATAAATTGAGCCCTGACCCAATACCTGACGATTAACACGTGATACTTGGTCCTCAAAATCAAAAATACTGTCTTGTAATTTTTTAAAAGAATCACTGACCGCACTTACTGCGTCACTGATTGAGGGTCCCCCCCCTCCTCCTGTTGATGTTACGTCTTGTAAAAACATTTAGTTTTTTTAGATAAATACCTTATCTTTTATTTCTTGACTGTTCAGCTTGTTCATTCTTTTTTTCAAACTCAGTTACAAGCTTATTAATAAAGTATTTTCTTTCAAATATTGGCATCTTTATCATATCACTATATGAGAAGTGAACGTACTTGGATAAGTAATAAAACTCATCCATCATAATTTGTCGGTAATTAGAAGAAAGGACGAAAAAATTCGGCCCCGAAAGTGACTCTGGCGCTCACTTTTTCTCCTGACGGGGCTGTAAATACTCGTTCCAAATCCAATCTTGGTTCAGAATCTTTTAACGAATTTCTTATGAATTTTGAATCTGCAATTGGCATCTGTTGGATGTATTTTGCAATGTCACCTTTATCAGATGTATTATCAATCGATATAATCTGCATTTCGAGTCTTTTGGTTTGAACCGGAGCAACAACTCCATTTGGGTATGCGTCCTCGAATTTTTTCAACTCTTTTTGGTCGTAACCATTTAACATTTTACATCTTACTGTCTGTCCACCAACAGGTAATATAAACGTAAATAGACCATCACCATCAGGTTCGTGTAAAGGTTTTTTGATGTTTAATTCATCAAGTTGTGTCGATACCTCAAACTCTTGAAGTGTTTTTGGGTCTCTTAGTATCAATTTGTACTCCGAACCAAAAGCAGTATTTCTTAAGAAAATAAGGATAGCCTCAATATCACAATCCAAAAGTTCATCGGGATGAAAATCTGGTTCGTAAATTTTGTTTCTCAAAAGTGTTGAAATGATATCATTATTTCTATTATCAGCCAAAAGGATGTTCTCATCCATGGCAGTCAGGTAACCAACCTTTAAGGCTGATTTTTTATTTTTATAGAATTTTCCACGAGATGGTAGTTCAACTACATCGTGAGGTAAATTAAAACCTTCTTGTAAATATTGTGAGTAATCTGTCATATTAAAAAAAAACCATAGAGTTTCCCCTATGGTTAAATATAACTACACTGATTTTTTCGTAAATACTATTAATAAACTAAAACACATCTATCTGGACGTAATGTCGCTGAGATAGTTGCTAAATTGTCATCTGAATAGCCTAAAGAGTCAAAGTTAACATCCGTTAAGAATGTTCCTTGTAAAATCCATTTTTCAACAGCAACACCTGTTGGGTCCAACATTTCCAAGAAAATGTTTTTCTTATAACCTGCTGCGTATCCCATACGACCTGTAACAGATTCTGCATGTAGACGTACCCACTCCATAAGTGCTTGAGCAGCTGATGGTCCAATTGGGTCACGGAATGTAACGTTTATTGTATTCCACGTGAATCTACCCGCTACGTAAGTAGATGTGTTTAAGAATGGAATTTCAACAGGATTGATTGTAATTTGTGGTCTTGTTGTAGATTCTACAAACCAAGAATTGATGCCCAAAGAAGAATCGAACGTTAAGATAAATCTATTTTTACGTTTTGGTTCGTAAGGCATCGGCATTTTCATTAATAAATCAGCCATAGTATTTTTTTTTAGTTTTCGTTTTTTTAATTTATTTACTTATAAATACACGGATGTCGAAAAATTTTTCTATTTACTTTATTCCGGAAATTTTGGATTATGTATATCCAGCTCCAGCAATACTTAAATAAATTATATTTCTTTTTTTTCTCCTCCTTTAGTTAAATAAGTTCTTACTGGTTTATCTGAGTATTCAGTATCTAAGAATTGCTTTATCTTTTCTATATTTCTAGGGTCATCATCAGAAAATCCAATTTCCGGTATAAATCTGTTTTTCACATCGTTCTTGAAGAACGCTTGTTTACCTAACCTTGATGACATTTCTTTTACGTGTGAGATAAATTCTCTTAGGGCTTTAATTTTTCCTTCCTCAGGGTTCGTCGCAGAACCTTCACCAAAAGTTACAGGGTGAAATTTACACATATTAAGGTACTCCATAATAATTTCATTTCCGTCCATTTCACCTTCTTCGGCAATGTTTCTGAATTTTTTTAAATTTGAAATACATTCTTGTTTTGAAATACCGTTGTGATTTGTAACAATGTAATTGTATGTCGCCTCTTTAAGTGTTTCGGGGTTGTGTCCTCTTGCTGTGATAATTGCAAAGATAGAACCACCATTTAAACACTCCACAAAATCATCCCAAGACGGTCCTGGTTTAGCTAACATTGCGTCAACGATGAACTGAGTGTCTCCTTCACTTCTGAAGTTCCTAAAGGGGTCATTTGCAAATGCGACAACTTCTTTTCCTTTATACATAAATGGTTCTTTACCGATATCCATTCTATATTCCGCAAAATCTTCGGTACCCATACCAACCTCTTCACCGTCAGCGGTTGCCACAATAATTTCCGTTGGCATAAAAACAATATTGTCATCCCAATCAAAAGCATAGTACTTTAAATCAGGATTACCAACATCATCAAAACCTTCACGTAAAAGTTTTTCTTCTAAAAACTCTTTTAAAACTTTTTTAAACATTTTTGTTTTTTGCGATTTTTTCAATCAATCTTTCTAATTGTGCTTCAGAAACAATGATATTTTGTGATTTCTTTGAAAATGATTTTTTACCTGTTTTAGGTAAGTTAAGATTTTCATTTAATTTTGATTTTTTAAATTCCATAGTTTTTTTTTGTTTAGGCTAAAAGAGGGATTGGTGAACAACCCCCCTTATTTTTAATTATTAAATGTCTTCAAAAGAAGCTCCTGTTGGAGTAATCAAGAATTCGATGTCGATAAATTCAAGTGCTCTTGTTGGTTTTAAGTAAATCTTACCAACCAATTGGTTAGCGTCGATATCTTCAGGACTGTTTGAAACTGTTACTCTGAAGTCTACTAAACCTCTATCTCTTCTGATTGAATCCAAAATTGGGTTTACAGAATCCAAGAAGTCTTGTCTTACTTGTTCGTCGTTTTGTTCGAACAACAATCTAACAGCCACAGCTGAAATCAACTTACGAGCTTGTAGTAACAATCTTCTTACGTTAATTCTATCAAGTGCCGATTGTCTGATTTGAAGAGTTTTGTTACCCCAAATTACTGTTCCTACGTCTGAGAATGTTGCAATTGGATTGATTCTACCTTCATACAAAGTATCTCTCGCTTCTTGTGTTAGTTTGGTACGAGCTTTAACCGCATTTACTAAACCTCTTGTGTAACCAGCAGTTGCAAACCAGGGGAATGCAATATTATCTGTAAGTGCTAAATTTCTTACAACCTCAGATGTCGGAGGAATGTAAATTTGAGTATTATTAACACCATCTCTAACCAAAATCCAGGGATAGTAAGTTGCCGTGTAGTTTGAATCTATATTTGATTCCTCTAAATTATCTACCGCCTCTTGTGGGTATATAAAGTCACCCTGAAAATTTGATGTTGTTGGTGCATACATGTCGTAGTCAGGTGTTGTACATACATACAACGAATCCGCTCTGTCTGATTCTATCATATCAATAGCTTGTTCAACCAAGTTTGAGTTATTTACATAATCAATACCTGGTGTTACAAACACATTAATGTTAACCGCCTCAGGGTTTGCGAATGTTAATTGACCAAGTAAATATGAATAAAAATCAGTATTACCAAAGTCTTGTGTGTTATCACCGACAGTAATTTGTTTAAAAGCTCCCCAACCAGTTGCGTTTGGATATAGTACTGATTGTTGTGGTGATGCACCTTTCAAGTAACCATTTTGACCTAACATAAATGTGTCAGTGTTACTTCTATATTCTCTATAGATATCCCATCCATCGAAACCACCTTGAGCTACTATAGTGAATTTTCTTGCAAAAACTCGGTAGTATGGGTTTGATTGATTTGTTGGGTCAGATTGGAATGAACCAGCACCTACTTCAAATGCCGTTTGACCTGAAGTTGTGTATATATTCGCAATTGTAACAGCAGTTGCACCTGAGTCCATATGGAATCCTTTAGTAATGTAATTCCAGGGTAATGAATCGGTAGCACAACATAGGTTAGTTGGATTTTGTTTTCCTTTATATTGGAAGAAATCATAATCAATACCTACTGTGTTAGAAACACCTAAATACGTTTTTCTTATGTTATCACCCGAAGATAATGTAGTATTATCACTTCCTGTGGTTGTTCCAAAAGGTGGGTTCCAAATTTGTTGACCTGGAAAATTGTATTGTGTTTTGAAAATAACAAAAGGTGAATTTGCTCCTTGATATTCTCTAAAGTTAAATCCTTCAAAACCACAAGGTAATGAATCGATAGGTGCGTCTTCATCCATTTCAACCATGATGAAAGATGATTTTAATTCAAACTCACCGTTTGAAGTACCAATCTTTTTAGCCACGAAACTGTTAGACGCTGGGTCCATAGTACAGTTTGTGAATTTTTCAAGAACCACAGGATTAGCATCGGTATCAAAAATGTCTCTTACAATGATATCAAATGTCATGTTATTGAATGACATATTAGCTATTGAAACTTTTACAAGTTGGTTTGCTGTATTACCATCAGAAATAAGTACAAATTTAAACAATCTATAAACAGTATTACCACGTAGTTCAGAAACTATGAATGGTGTTGATGGTGTTTGGTATTGCTCCAAGTACCAAGCAATTGATGAGTTAGTGCCATTATCTTCTCTTGCGGATGGTAATGAAATTAAAGAAGCGTTTAAACCTCTTATGTAACCTTTTCTATAACTCCAATTCATTAAGTTGTAGAATGTTTCTTCTAAGAATAATGGAACTTCGATTCTTGGTTTACCAAAGTTAGTCATTCCAAATACTTTAGAAATATAATCAGGGTCAGAAGTAGAGAATGATGTTTCAAAATTGAAATTTTCTCCGTCATTTGTCACACCTGAAATAGCAAAAGATGCGAATGGATTTTCTAATACGTCAGAGTATGAGCCTGTTGTTGTGTCCATTATGACTTGTGATGTACCCGACACTGTGTATACAGGACCTCCACTTGAGTCTGAGTTCAAACCTCTTGAACGTAAAGTTGCTACAACAACATCATTATATTCAGTGTATGCCGTAGCAACAAAGTTTAATACTGTTCCCGAAACTGTACCTGAGAATGAGCCTGGTGTTGATGTTGAACCAAAATTACTACCAATGACGGAGTTAAATGAGATACCGTCGTAGTTATCTCCTGACTGTGGGTCAAATGCTGCGTAGTACCAAGTATCCATAGTACTTGCGGTGTAGTTTGCATTTGCTGTGGTTGTACCTGAAGTACCTAAGAAATTAGTTACATTTGTGTAACCCGCGCCTGTATAAGAGTTAAATGTCGATGCTGACATGATACCCCACTGACCCATAGTTGAAGCACTTAATGAGTTGGTTGTACATGCAGAAACAATGAACGAGGCCAATTGACCTGACATTGTAGTTGAACTTCCGTTAAATAATGTAACGGTGTCACCAATGTAAGTACTAATTGGTGATGGGAACGTCCCGAAAGTTACAGTACCACCAGTTGAACCTGTAAATGTTACAGACCAAGTTTGTTCAGTAGTTGCTGAAATTGTTAATGGGTCTACGTTTGCCTGCATTGTGATAGACCATGAAGGTCCGGCATCGTAGCCCGATAAACCTAATACTCTTGTTACGAATAATTGGTTAGATTGTGATAAATACGCTTTGGCGATGTATGCTGCCTCGTACTTTGGGATTTGAGTGTTTACGAATTTAGTCGGATTTGTACCACCAAAAAGTGCTGTAAATTCATCGTAGTTTGCTACGAAGATAGGTTCAAAAGCGGGACCTGTTATAGTCTCACCAACGATACCCAAAGTTGTTACACCAACACTTTGTGCTACAAAACTTAAATCTCTTTCTGATGTGTATACACCAGGAGAAACGAAAACCTTGTTAGATGTTGCCATTTTTTTTTATTAGTTTCGGAATTTATTTTTGTATAAATATTTGAAAAAAAACGAAAAAACCTTTACTCTATATGTATATTTATTAAATGGTGAGAAAAAAATCTACCTTTTTTCTACCTTATTTTTATGAAAGAAATTAAGAATCTTAAAATATCGAAGCAAACACACGAGATATTAAAAAAATATTGCGATAAAAACGGATTAAAAATGTATGCATTTTTGGAACAATTGATTATAAAAAACTGTACTCCAAAAAAAGATATATACGGTGAAGATTAAATAAGTGTTGCTCTTGTAGTCAACGTTGATGGTTGACCCGCAGTATACTTAACAATTTCAATTCTTAAGACATCGCCAGTATTAATTTGAATTTCACTAACATCATCACCATAATAGTCATTGTTAATGTATGCTGACCAACTAGAAATATTTTCATTTCCTGTCGGAAAAATATTTGCCGTGTAATTAAATGTTTGTGTCATTCCAGTGTCATTATTACCAAATTGAAACACAACGTCGGTAGAACTACTAGACGGTGAAATTTTAACCTTACGAGATTTAGTTTTAGTATCGACCTCAATTAGTTGGATAAGTCTTGACACTGCCGGCTTAACTTCAAATTCGTCTTCATCAATTAAAAAACCCATCATTAAAAATTCGTAGGTTTGAACATAATATTTTCTTTTATCAACATCCGTAACAGAATCATCAGAAATGTTTTGAAGTACGATTGGAATGTAACTTCCTTTTATGAATGTATAGGCTTGTCTTGAACTAAATTTTTGTAGAATAATCTTGTTAAATTGATTTAACTCTCTCATTCTGTTACATACAATTTTAATTTGATAGGTAATATCAACAGGAACTGGTTGTGGTATTTTATATACGTCCATACCTTTTCTTTGACCGTCCCATGTTGGTACTTTAGCCCAATAAAACTGTCTTCTGTTTGGTATTGTATATATTAAAGAAGGGTTTGAACCATATTTAACCTCAGGTTGTCTAACAGTTGTAATGAATGGTGGTACAGGATTACTGTTTAAATCTTGGAAATTCCAAGTCTCTGCAAACTGAGCCCAATTTTGTGTTGTAATAATAACATCCACTGACGGTACAATAGCACCTTCAACAACACACTTTAAATCATTTTTTACGAAATCTAACATACCCCTATCTAAATCTGCATGTAAAATAGACTTAGGTAAGTAAGTTCCATCTTTGGTAATAAAAGACAATAACTCTTCACGACGAGCCAACCCCGTTGGGACTGTCGTTAGTTGTATGTTTGTTTTTATTTTTTTAGGTGGTAATGCCATTATAATCCATTAAATTCATTTATACTAACAGGTGTTGCGGTATAGCTATAATAAAAACCTTTGTAACCACCATACGTATGTTTATTATCATAGTCAGGTGTACCAGCATCAATAACTGAATAAAACCTCACTTCATTTTCTTTTATCCAATAACCAATATAATCACCAAGTTTAATGTCAATTTCTAACTCTCGTAACTCTTCATTATAAACTGAAAATGTCATATTACCAGGTTCATTTTGCATTATTTTACTACCGTTAATATATTGGTTAGTTGCCTCGTTAATTTTCACAAGGGCTTTAAATTCTACAGGTGGGAGAAATTGAATACCATTATTAATAACCTCACCATAGACATCATCTTTAATTGTTTTTTGTATATCAACACTATAGAGAACCAAAGTGAAATTTAAATCACCATTTAGGTATTCTCTACCCATCTGAAGTTCAAGTGCAAAATCTTCTTGACCAAAAAACTTCTCTAATCTTGTTATCGGAACTAATCTCTCAGACATATTGATAAATACTACAAAATCAATTATATTTAAACTTATTTAATTGGATGCAGGAACAGTCAATAAAATCGAACATACCTGAAATTAGGGCACTTCGTATATTAGAAACATACGAAGGATATAATAATTATATATTATCAATAAAGAAAAAGGTCGAAACTCAGAAACATTACAAAATAACAAGACCTCAATCTGACTACATTATCGATTTCCATAAGATTACACCAAAGATAGCACGTAAATGGGTTCCGTTAGATAAATATTTTTCTAAAATGATGATGGAAGACAAATTATTAACCCGTCAACCTGAAAAAATTTATGTAGAAAAAATATTGGTGGAAAAAGACAAAGCCTTTCACATATTTGGAAAACTTTTTGAAAATGAAGAACTTCATGAATTTTGGTTACCAAAGGCGGCAATTATAAAAGACAACTCTATTAAAGATGTTGTAATTGATTATTCAAAATACTCTCATCGTCCACCACTTGAACATCAAAAAGAAGCTGTTCAAAAATTGGTTGAAAATAAAAAGTTTATTTTGGCAGACGATATGGGACTCGGGAAAACGACCTCAACAATTATTGCGGCCTTGGAAACGGGTTCTAAAAAAACTTTGATTATTTGTCCAGCGTCTTTGAAGATTAACTGGCAAAGAGAAATTGCAAACTATACCGATAGAAAAGTATCGATTGTTGAAGGTAAAATTTGGGAGTCGGGTGATTATGTGATAGTAAACTACGACATCTTAAAAAACTTTTACGACCCAAAAGATATTAAAAATTCACAAATCATTAATGAAAATTTTGATTTGGTGGTGGTAGACGAAGCTCATTACATTCAAAACAAACAGGCACAAAGAACTAAAATTGTTAATGATATTTGTAAAAAAATTGAACGTATTTGGTTATTAACCGGCACACCAATGACATCAAGACCAATTAACTATTTTAATCTTTTGGATTTGGTGGACTCACCCGTTGCTTGGAATTGGATGGCATATGTTAAAAGATACTGTGAAGGATATCAGTTCAAAGTTGGTAATAGAAAAGTTTGGAAGTTAGACGGAGCATCAAATTTGGAAGAATTACGTGACAGAACAAAACCACAAGTTTTACGAAGACTAAAACAGGATATATTAGACTTACCCGATAAGATTATTACACCAGTGTATCTTAATTTAAAGTCAAAACAATACGAAGCCTTAATGGGTGAATACTATGATTGGTACGAATCTTCTGAAGAGTCAAAATCACTCACAGTTCAATTCTCAAAGTTGATGAAAGTAAGACAAATAATTGCAGAGGAAAAGATAAAACAAACCATTGAGGTGGCTGAAAACGTCATTGAACAAGGTAAAAAGGTTATTATTTTTACAAACTTTACAAACACTCTAAATCAAATAAAAGAACATTTTGGTAAATCTGCCGTTACACTTGATGGTTCAATGAGTAAACCTGCAAGACAAAACTCTGTTGACCAATTCCAAGAAAACGACAAAATAAAAGTGTTCATTGGTAATTTAAAAGCTGCGGGTGTTGGTATTACATTAACCGCAGCAGAAGCTGTAATTATGAATGATTTATCATTTGTACCTGCAGACCACGCACAGGCAGAAGACAGAGCATACCGATACGGACAAAAATCAAATGTGTCCATCTTTTATCCGTTGTTTGATAACACAATAGAAGGTGTAATTTACAACATTTTAAATAAAAAGAAAAAAATCATATCGACAGTCATGGGTGATGATGAAGATAAAGGAAATACGTTAGAAGAAATTTTAGATACAATTTCTCGACGAAGATAATGATAATTTCTAAATAAGAGATTATTTATAACAAAACGAATAATATGAAATTCACAAAACAAAGAAAAAAAATAGAAGAGTTAGAGAAACTAATATCTACTGAACCAAATACCGAACTCAACCAAGAAAATAGTCAAACAATTCAAGAAGCCAAAGAAACAACATCAAAAATTAAAATTGAAAAGTTACCATACACATACACATCACTGGTAAGATTTATTGATGCCGAAACTATGAATACCCACTATAACAAACATTATAAGGGGTATGTTGAAAAATTAAACTTGGAATTAGAAAAGATTAAAGACCAAAATTTAGAACTTGAAAACATTATAAAAGGTATTTCAAGATATAATACAACAGTTCATAATAATGCGGGAGGAGCTTATAACCACGCAATATTTTGGAATATGTTATCTCCAAAACAACAGAAACCAAGTGGTCCTGTATATGATAAAATTGTTAAGAAATATGGTGACTATGAAAAATTCAAACAAGAATTTACAAGAAAGTCAAAATCAGTGTTCGGTTCAGGTTGGGCTTGGTTGGTTTTAACAAGAAATGGTGACATAAAAATTATGACAACCAAAAACCAAGATAACCCATTAATGAATACAATTACGGATGGTGGATATCCTTTGTTGGGTTTGGATGTTTGGGAACATGCATATTACCTTAAATACAGAAATAAAAGGGATGAATACATCAAAAACTTTTTTTCAGTTATTAATTGGAGTTATGTAAATTTTAGATTTGATTCCAAAACGAAAAAAAAAATTAATGAAACCCGTGATGTCAAAACAATAATTTTGGAAGGTACATCAAGAGGATGTAGCTCAGCTCAAGTTAACACGTACCGACAAATTTTTAATACAAACCCTGAGGTTAAGAAAAAATTTATGTTCGCAATTATGAACATCTTAAAAGAGGTGTTCGCGGATTTTTGGTACGAAAAAAATCAATATGGTGAAGGTCAAATGTCAGGTGTCTATGATTATGAACAATCCGGTCGTTCAGTAATTAATAAACTTAATACTAACTACACGGCATTTTGCACAATAGTAAATGACATTAACGAGGTCTTAAGAAATTATGGTGTTGATACCATTAATATGGTTAATCAACCACAACAAGTACAATTGAGTGAAACTGAACGTTTAATAAAATATTTGGTTGAATTTAGATATAGAATTTTTAATTCAGAATCATCTACTTTTAAAACATTAATGTCAGGGTTAGATACCACAAATAAGTTCGGAGACAAACGAGAAGTTAATGCTGTTGATAATCTTAAAATAATTTTTAACACTCAAGAAGTAAAAAAAGTTGGAGAATTAGGTGATGTTAACGATATGATTGGTGGTATCGATGCAATTATTCAAACAAACGATGGTGAAAAAACGGCACAGATTAAACCATTTTCAAGAACAGATGAAAAAAATGGTATAATAACCGTTTATGATACCGGAAATGTAAAAAAATACAAAGTAGATTATTTGGTCTTCCACCGCGATAACAAAGGAACAATTGTGTTTGATAATAAAAACACCAAAATTGTTAATGGTAATTATACTTTTCCAGCCTCTGATTTGTTAAATAAGTAATAATTCAATTAAAGAGAATATTTATAGGAAATAACTTCCTATGGCAATTATTACAGGTAACGAAAGAACAAAACTCTACACAAGAATCAGACACCTTTTGGGTGCACCTTTGAGAGGGGTGGAAATCGAAGATGAAATGATGGATTCCCTTTTAGAATTATCCGTCGAAGATTATTCACAATACGTTCTTGATTGGTTAATTGAATCTCAATGGACATCTGTTTATGGTTTAGACTTAGATAAACAATCATTGGCAAATGCCTTAATAACAAGAAGTTTAGATTGGGAGACACAATACACGTATGCTTATTCTAAAATTGTGGGATTACAAGCAGGTGGGCCTTGGGTTTTGAAGAAAGACTATTTTGATTTGGTGAATAACCAACAAATCTATGAAATTCCAGCCGGCCGTGAAATTAATGAACTTTTATGGTTTACGCGTCCTGAACTTGATTCCGCATATTTTGACCCGTTCATGGGCGGATTTGGTGGTTTTGGAGGTATGGGTTTAGGTGGTGGTGCCGGATTCTCACAATTAGGAACCACAGGTAACTATTTTATTACGCCAGCATTTGATATTTTATTGAGAATGCAAGACATTAACCTGAAAAGAAGAATTATATCAGGTGAGTTAACATACAGAATTACCGCTCTCCCTGATGGTAAAAAAGCCATTATGTTGTATAACGTACCTGGCGGTAAATTTGATTTTGGTAATATGCAAAACAATTCACACAGAGTGTGGTATTGGTACTATGACACATACGATAGGGACGATTGTTTAGCTGCAAATCCTGATGTAGTTAAATTACCATCAGACGTTACATTAGAGAATTTAAGATGGGCACAATTAAATTCACCAGCACAAACATGGGTTCGTAGATGGTTTACCGCATACGTTAAAGAAACCTTAGGTAGAGTTAGGGGTAAATATTCAGGAGACCTTAAGACACCTGATAGTGAATTAAAAATGGATTACGATTCTTTACTTACAGAAGCAAAAGATGAAAAATCTAAATTGATTGAAGAATTGTTACAGAGACTTGAAAGATTAAGACCTGACAAACAAATGGAGATTCAAGCCAATATTGCTGAACAACTTAACAAGTCATTACAATATAGGGCTTTACCTAGACAAATGTATGTGATATAATTTTCATATGGCAATATTTAAATCAACCCCAATAACAAAAGTAATTAACGGTATTACAATACAAACCTCAGATGTTTCTGTTGTTACCGATTCAGGATATACCACATCAGGTGAATACACAATAATTGTTAGAGATATACCAAAATGTGTAATAACGCTTGACCCGTCTACTACCGAACACGTAACCATCAAAGCTATGACAGATGTGTTGATATTTTCATCAAAAGAAAAAATAGATGATGAATATAATGAAATATTAATTCAAAAAGGAGCTTGTGTCGAACTAAGGTTTGTTATTAACAAATGGTATATTTTATCATCTGACGGTCTAAAAGACTCTTAATTCATATATTGTGCGGCAAATATGTCGTCAGTATATTCATAAAACTCAACCCAATTTTTCGACCTTTCGATTGGTTTTTCAAAACCAGCCATAATTTTTTGATTTTTATTAACATATTCTGTGTTAACCAAATCTAAGGTACCACTCAAATACATATAGAATGGGTCGATATTTACGTTATTCCAAAACTCAACCTCAGTCTCAGACAAAGTTAATACTTCATCTAAAGTATCTTGGTCACCATCACGACGAGGATATCCACGAACCAATTGTGATTGTGTTTTAGTAAAAAACTTTCTATCGTTTGGGTTTTCAACTAAAATTTCATCACGAATATCAGGATGAAATACAACTAATAGTGGTTCGATACGTTTGTTAAACGATGCCAAGTAACGAGGAACATTATACTCTCCCAATAAATTAGGGTTCATTTCAATGTCTTTTTCATTGACCAAATAACAGTTAATTGTTACAGAATCTCCTTTTTTTACAACATCACCGTGAGACTTCCTTTGTCCGTTGTTAACATAATAAACAGTATCTCCAAGACCTGCAGATACATTATTATGTAATAATAATTCCATATGTGCTTGACGAGACATCAATGAACCAGACTTAGTCCTTTTATTTACGTGTATTTTGTATTCTTGAACACTTTGTTTAACACGTGCTTTGTTGGCTATTTTACCAATAGGAACTTGTTTATTATAAATCATATCAACATACTCGTAATAAAATTCCAAAAATTCATGACCTTTACCATCCAATAACATCCTTAGACCTTTATCCAAAAATTCAGATACATAGGTCTGTAGTTTTTTAGATTTAATTGAATTACCCGTCAGTTTAACTTTACCCTTATCTGTCAATAGTGCGTAGTTTTTACGGGCAACATTAATTGTCGCTGGCCAAATTCCATCAATATCTAACCCCATCTCGTCCCTCATAAATAAATCGTTATACTCGGCAACATCAGCCTCTGAACCAATATATTCTTTACCCTCTATTACCAAACCATTTAAACCTTTACCAACATATTTGTAGTCCAATCTATCAGGAGGAGTTGCAAAGTTAACACCGTCCGTATCCATAACTAAAGGTTCATATCCGCGACTCATAAACCACATAATCATCTGTCTTAAATACTGACGACCAGTACATGTAATTTGTTCACCCATATCCATATCACCCCAGGGGAATACCTGTGGGGCTGACAGTGAACCAAAGAATGCGTTAATAAAGATTTTAATCGGTAATTGTTTACGAGCGTATTGTGATGATAATTTAGGGTCAGTTTTATAATGTTCTTCGGCCAATTTCTTATAACGAATACGAGTATCACGGAAATACTTTAACATACTCTTCATCACACCCGTGACATCACACTTAGGGAATACATCATGAACCAACTGAATTGAAGGGTATAGTGATGAATAGTCAAGTTTTAATACTTCACGAGAATATCCTATCTGTAAGAGTCTTGATAAACCACCCGTAAATGGTCTTTTAGCTCCTTTTGCCGGTATTGCTAACCCATTCTTATATGACCACGAAGCCATAATCATTTTCCATAGTGTGGCGGTACCCATAGTTGATAGTCGTTCATAGGTTGTTGGTACCAATTTAGCCAACAAAAAGTTTGCTTGGTTAAATTCTTCATCAACAATCATGGTTTCCCATATATCATCATAAAGGTATCTTTCGATGATGTAGTTACCCGTAACCTCTTCAAATTTATTAGGGAATTTTTCCATAATGTTTTCAGTACCAGGGTCACCCTCTTCACGATATCCACCACTTTGTGGATTGAAATAATATTTTGATTTAGAAAAATATGTTTTACCGATTTTATCACCTTTAACATAAACTCGGTTTGGTTTTTCAGCACCAATAAATTGAGTTATATACTTAAGTCCCCAACTCTTAATGTCAGAGTTAATCGCCTGAGCACGTCTAACGGCATGTGCAATATCCAAAATGTTATAACCCCACATCATTGTTTGTGTGTATGGTTCCATTTCATTTGCCAACTTTAACATCCCTTCTTTTTGTCTTAGGTGTTGTGTTGGGCTAAGGGTCTTGGATATTTTTTTAATATCGAGTTTTAATATTTCGGCACGTTTAAGAATAAATGGAAAGTCAAAGAATGCTGAGTTATACCCACCAATAAGTGCGGGTTTTAATTGGTTTATTGTGTCAAAAAAATCAATAATCAGTTGACGTTCTTCTTGTTCATTTTGTGCTGAAACTACTTTTTCAAAACCACGATTGTCTTTCATTCCGATAAGGAAAATACTATCGGTTTCTGCTTTAAGACCCGTAGTCTCGATATCGAATACAAATCTATGGAGTTCATCATATTCTTCAAAACCTTTAAATAGTCTTTTACTTTTCTGTACCAAGTATTGTTCTACGGGTGGTAATATATGAATATCATCTGAGTTGTCTCTATTCCAGGGGTCTAACCCTCCATTTTTGAAAAAACTAACGAGGTCTGAATATGTTTTTGTTGTTTTAACTAAAAATTTAAGACCTTTTTCTAAACGAGGGTCACCTTCAGAACTCAGTTTTTCAATCATAATACCATGTTTTGACATGGATTCTTTTTGAAGCGCTTTTGAATTTTTATAAAAATTTTTGTTGTGTAGGTCACCAACCCACGCAAACGGAATAAATGAATCGGATTTAACTTGCTTACCCTGTATCGGGTCGTGAATTACTTTGTAAATTTTGTTTGATGCATAATCATACTCAAGGGCGACTATGTATTTTTCTGGGTCCTCTCCCAGTAGGAATTGTTCAATTTCTTGTTGTGATACCATAATAATATTTTTTTTTGAGACATTATACTCTCAACTAAGTTGAGATTACTCTTCCTCAATAAATATATTAAGTATATCCTCAGATGTCAAATAATATTGATATAAAGTATTTCTCTAATCGGGGCTATGAGTTCACCCATAGAATTTATTATTACAAATTCACCAATAAACCTACCTGCTCTTTTTGTGTCACGAGAATCCCACTTATAATATATGTAATATTCTTTGACTGAATCAACTTCTACTGCGGTTTTTTCAACAATATATGCATTACCCATTAATATTTTTGGTATACCTGTTGATTCTTCTATCATAGAAAATCTAATTGTTGCATTTTCCAACTCTTCGTCAAAAATTTGCCATGAGTTATCCCTACCATCTCTTACAGCCGCCATTTTAAGAATTGGTAAATCACTATCTTGTCTAATAAAAAATTCCATATTGTTAAATTGTTATCGGGTGATATATGTTTGTTAATCGTTGCATTGCGTGGTTTATAATAAATACTACAAAAAAACCCTATGTGAAAACATAGGGTTTAATTCTATTAAGTTTTAATTATTAAAAATTACTCTACGTAAATCCAATCACTCGAAGTCAATCCGAACATTGTTTGTACATTATCTTTAATATATAACAAACTACACTCCATAACTTTATCATAAGGTGTCGTACCTTGAAATGTTTGTGAGTTGTAGAATGTATCCCATTCGGTTTCGGTTAGGGTATAATTGATACCTTCCAAACGTGATTGTGTACTGGCAGAATAATCAGCAAAAAGGACACCATTGATTTGTACTTGGTGCATTTCTCCACCACCGCCACCAAAGGGACCCATTTGGTCGTTATCTAAGAAGTTTACTTGTCTTGGGACAATTGTTAATACTGATGATTGAAGTGTTTGTGCGTTGTAAACAACGGAACTATTTGATATTAATCTGTGTGACATAATTTTTTTTATATATAAATATTAAGTTTTTTTTATTTGTTAAAGTATTCCGTTAAAGTTTTATCAATATCTGTTAAATTAAACATTTCATCAACAGTTTGATATGGACACTCATGTGGTACACCATCAAAAGAATAGTCAAACAAATAACTATCAACCATCTTAGTATTACCCACCGGTGGTAACGTTTTGATGTTTGTATGTATGTTGTAACCAAAATTTTCAGGAGCGGTTCCTACCCAAAATACTACCGATGGTAAACCAAATCCCGCCGCGGCGTGTTGAGCGCTCGAATCAATAAGAACTCTTTTTGTTGACATTCCAACCAATCCAATTAGTTCCATGTTTGTTAATTGGTAGTTAACAACCTCAACATTTGGAATTACATAACCACCCTCACGAGTTAATTGTATAATATGATAATCATTCTGATACTTATTCGCTACGTGGTTTGCCAAGTCAATTGGCATGTCTCGAGTCCAAGTGTAATTTAATGATTGACCTTGATATTGTCCTCCACCTGTTTGAAGCAATAAAATTGGTTTTTCACGATTCCAAACACCCGCAATCTGTGACTGAATCATATTCATAAACAGTTGTGGTTGTTGTTTGTCATAGGAAACATTAACAATGTCCGCCCAATTCTCAACTAAATGTTTTTTTCTCATAATGTGACCACTCTGAAAATACGGCTCTTGTCTAAAAACAACCGTATCTTTACCTAAGATATAGTCATCATAGAAATATGATGTCAAACCAACTCTGTAGACTCTATATACGTCAGGGTGATTTAAAAATACCTCAGGGTATGAAGCCACGATGACCAACCTTCTGCTTCGATATTTTTTTGCAATTGCAGGAATTAATGCGGTCGCGGCAATATTTTTACCCAACCCTCCCTCAATGTGCCATACTAAAAATTTATTTTCCATGTTATTATCTTTTGTTTGTGCTACTGATACTATAATAGGACTTGATTCATTATCGGGTAATTTAATCGATTTATATTCATTGTCCGTTTGTGTTTTATAACCTACTTTCATAATTAAATTTTATATTCAAAATCGTTAAAGAACCATCCATAACTTTGTTCAATTAATTTACAAGCGTTTGGTCCTAAAACTTCTCTGAAATCTTCTTTTACAGGTTTTATTTGTTGTCTTATAATGTGGTCTCCAAAAATACCATACCACTTATCATCTTCATGTGTTATTTGTTGTATGTTATTAAAGTCGTGTTGAAAATATGGTAATTCAAGATATTCATAAACTCGTCTCATTTGTGTCTCGGGGTCTGATGTTAAATCTTCAAACTTTACAAAAAGAATATTTTTGTGTAATCCCTGAACTAATACCTGATATATTCTATCCATACTCGGACCAATTGGTGGGTTTGCACTCCAAACCTCAACTCTCTTATCTGTTGTAGTACCAACCAAATTTCCCCAGTTAGCCAAGTGGTGGTCAATTAAAGGATTTTTTCTGAATTTCTTTTCCAAAGAAGCATAAACCGCTCTGATATCTCTAATCATACAAATCATCTTTGGATTTGGGTCAAACGCATTTACAAATTCCCATTCAGAATTCCAACCACGACATTTATCAACAACATACGGTTTATCGGTAATATTATTAAAAAAACCGTATAATCCTGATTTTAGATAACCTCTAAAACCATTCATCATTTGTTCTTCATTTTGTGCTTTGAATTCCAACCCATCGGTAAAAATTGTTCTTGACGCAGCCAACATTTCAAAAAGTCCTGACGTTGGGGTTGTATACATATCAGGATTTTGTCCCAATATGTTTTGCATCAAAGTTGAACCAGCCCTTGGCATTGAACTATTATAAAATATTTTTTGTACCATAATTATTCGGGTTGTGCAGCATCAATTGCTATTGATAAATCATTAAACAATTCATTCCATTGATTAATTCTGAAATCCCACGTCCATCTTGTATTATAAACACTCATCTGTGATGAAAGATGTGATTCCTCTGAATTTTCTCTAATTTTTTCAATTTCTTCATTCAAAATTTTTGCAAATCTCAAAGTATGCAATTCAGGAGAATTTAATACGGGATACATTCTTGCCCAACCTTCAGTTGTTTCAGGTAATGCACCCAAATTACTTGTTACCACTTTTAATCCACAAGATAATGATTCAATTACTGAAATACATGAAGTTTCTTCAAAAGTACTTGGGTATGCCAAAATATCAAAATATGGTAATTCTTTTCTTAAACTAAAATTGTCTACACTACCACGATATACAACACCATCAAGTTCTTCACATTTATCATATAAACCTTGAAAATTTTCATCGTTTTTAGCAAACTCGGGTCCATAGATGTTACAAGACGAAAATACATGAAGTTCAGCATTTTCAGGTTTTAGTGTTTCCCATGCTGCCAACAAAACGTCCAAACCTCGCCAAGGTGTTGATGTGTAACAAAGTTTTACAACATCCCTCTTACCTGTTTTTCTTCTTACAGTTGGAAGAGCAGCATTTTTAATAACACTTGTCTTATACCCCGGAATCCCAAACATTTGACGAAATTTTTCCGCCTGCCAATGACTTACAAAAACAAAATGTCCAATTTTTTCAACCATCTCAGGGTCCGATAAAAATGAAACAGCTTCTTGGTCATATGACAATTGATTCCAAAATATGGTAAATTTATCAAAATCCGCATCTTGAATATAGTTAAAGATACTAAATTTTTCTTTTTGTTCTTCGGTTAATCTATTTTGGAGCTCTTCAAACATCAGTTCGGTTCCTCCCATTGGTCTATCAAATGTATCCATTTTCTTTAATGTATTTTTTAAAATTTCCTTTAAATTTTTTTATTCCTATATGATTGCATGTTATGGTAGGGTCAGCCCATACTTTGTAACCCAAATTTTTCCACTTATTACACAAAACAAAATCTTCACTAATTAGGTCTCCGTTTTCAACTTTTATGTCAAAAACCATTCTATGTGTTTCACCTTCACTTTGATATTCATCAGAGGCGTCCCATAACTTCTCCAAAGCAAATCTTGAGACTTTTAAAAATCCAGTTCCAACACCATCTACCTCAATTATTTTTTTGTCTTGTGAGTATTTTAATTCCTTGTCAGTAAGTTTTATAGTATATCCTTCCTTCTCAGTTTTTTTAACCAACGCACCACCAACAATTGGTTCAGGTCTGTCTAATAAATTAAAAAACCAATCAGTTTCCCACTCAACATCAGAATCAATAAAAAATAAATCATCATACCCACCATCTAAGGCTAACTTAACCAAAGAGTTTCTCGCCCTTTGTACCAAAGAATCATAACTAGTGTAAATGGCATGTACGTGAATATCTTTCTCAATCGATTCCTTTACGGTTGAGATTAATGAATTGGCAAACCAAACGTCTATTCTTCCGTCATAAGAGGGTGTTCCAATTAAAACTTTGCGCATATTATTATAAATTAATATATTTTCAATAAAAGAAAATATTAAGCGGCTGGGTCTTGAATTCTTTGTGGGTTATTAAACTTGTCTAAATCAAAATCATAAAGACCGCCAGTTTCTACACCTAGTCCAGTGCTCAAAGTACCTCCATCTAATTCAAAATTGTAAAATAAAACACTCGTAGTGACACCAGTATAATCAAGAAGTGGTGCCACTTGTCCTGAATTGTAAATACTAGTCACATTTGCTTGACTCAAAGCTCTATCTACAAAAAATGCAAATCCATCTAACTGACATCCCGATGATAGTTCTGAAGGAACAGAACCACCTATATACATAGTTGAACCTGTCCAACTCGGCGCATTACCACCTGAAATATTATCTCCGATGGTAAAACTGGACGTAGTACCACTTGACCCCCAAGTGATATCTAATAATTGGTCATTCCAATACCAATTTACATAATCATTATTTGTCCAATTAGCAAAGTCAACAACAATAGTAATTAAACTATATCCGTTTGCGTCAACATTACCTTGATTTGAATCATTCCACTCAGCATTGTCTTGAACACCCGTTATACTTTGATTAGTAGCATCACTAAGGTTTACTGATGAAGCAAAATATGATGTTGTTGGTGTATAATCATTATAATCCAAATATATTCTATTAACATACGTTGAAGTTCCAGTATCAAAAAGAGATGACCACCAGATAAGAAGTTGATAATCAGTATTATGCAACCCAAAAATATATCCTTGAACAGATTGGTCGTTAGGTCTTTTTAACCAAAAACTAAACGAAAACTCAGACGCGGGTGAAGGTTTTATTGTCGACACCCTTGTTGCATAACTTAAAGTGTTGGAGTATAACATGTCTTGTGATGTTGAAGTACCACCATCGGTCATGGCATAATATGAATTTAAACAAGGCGCCAAATGATTATACCCATACCAATCAGAAATGGCGTATGGTGCAGTTCCATCGGGAAATGGAATACTACAAGTGTTAATTGCTGCATAAACGCCCGTAGTTGCAGAGAACAGTGATATTAGTGCGTTTGGACTTCTACCCAATTCTACATTTATATCATCTAACGATAGTGGACCCGATGCTGGAAGTGTCATAAGTTAAAAATCTTTATTATATAATTATTCATTTTCTATATTTGAAACACGTGTTTCTAATTCTTTAATTGCTTCAATTAATAGTGATACAATTCTATCATATTTAACGGCTTTAAAACCATCATCTCTTGTTGTTACAATCTCAGGTAAAATCTTTTCTATTTCCTGTGCGATAACACCAATATCATGACCTTTGTATTGTTTTTGTTTTTCATTCCAATCGAATTCATAACCACCAATTTGTTTAATTTTTTCGATTGGGTTTTTAATTGCGGTGATGTTGGATTTTAATCTTGAGTCTGAGGTAACAAATGCAACAATATCACCCGATGCTCCTATTGAACCACAAGTGAAAAATTTATAAGATGTGTTTGGTGTTGTTGTACCAACAGCGACGGTTCCGTTAGTGCTACACCCGAAGATTCTAACATTACCTGCACCATCTGAGATAAAGATATTTCCACTTTGTGTTTCAAAACCCGCTCCGTTAAATCCACCAATAAAGGTATTACATGCTCCTGTTGTCATGCAACGACCCGCATTTATACCTATTGCTGTATTACATACCGCAGTTGTGGCACTTCTCAACGAACAGAAACCAACCGCAGTGTTAGATGCACCAGTTGTATTACATCTTAATGAATATCTTCCTAGTGCGGTATTATTATTACCTGTGGTATTATATTGTAAAGATAATGAACCGAACGAGGTATTATCAATACCTGTGGTGTTTACACTTAAAGCGTTAACACCAATTGCGGTGTTGTTTGTTCCTCCATTATTACATTCTAAAGCTAAATAACCAACAGCAATGTTATTTGATGAGCTTGTATTACGAGATAATGCACTTGTACCTATTGCGATGTTTCTAACGGCGATTGTGTTACATTTTAACGCATTTGAACCTACAGCAACGTTATTTGAACCAGTTGTATTGGCAAATAATGAACACTTACCGACTGCAGTATTGTCGGCCGCGGTTGTATTACAGAACAACGCTTGATAACCAAGAGCTGTATTGTTTCCACCTGTTGTGTTACATCTTAAACTTGAATATCCTAAAGCAGTATTACTAGCACCTGTAGTGTTACAACTTAAAGAGTTTGAACCTACTGCGGTATTATAAGCACCGGTAGTATTTGTGTTTAAAGCATTTATACCAACTGCCGTATTTTGTGTTCCTGTTGTATTACTTCTTAATGCACAGAAACCAACTGCTGTGTTGTTTGAGGCTGTATTGTAGAACAGTGCTTGACTACCTACAGCAGTGTTATTACTACCTATAACATTATTTTGTAAAGCTGATTGTCCAATGGCTGTATTAAGAGTACCTGTAGTATTTGTAAATAAAGCTGCTCCACCTAAGGCTGTATTGTAATTACCTGTAGTATTTGAGTATAAAGCATAAGTTCCTACACCTGTATTGTTGCTAGCGGTATTAGCTCTTAATGCTCTTTCACCTATAGCTACAAGACGGCAACCCGTCACATTACTTTCTAAGGCACTCTTACCAACAGCTGTGTTTCTTAAACCAACTGTATTGCTTGACATAGCACCAGCACCAATAGCAGTATTACAAGCACCTGTTGTATTAGCCACTAAAGCATTTATACCTAAAGCAGTATTTATATCTCCTGTTGTATTATTTCTTAATGCACAGAAACCAACTGCTGTGTTGTTTGATGCTAGGTTTTTACCTAAGGCTTGTCTACCAATAGCGACATTATTATTTCCAGAAACATTAGAATAAAGTGCTGAAGTCCCAATAGCAGTATTTTCG